GAGTGCCGCGATAAGTTGACTGTCTTAAAGTATCTTCAATAACTCTAGCGATGGCTTCTGGATCTCCCACGTTTGCATTGACTGTCACATTGTTAACTACTGCCGAGGATGTAGGATTTGTCGTTGCACTAGGGCTAAAGGATGAACTCCACTCTTTAAGATTTGATTGGATGGAAGTCATTGCCACTTGGTTAGCAAAAGATGACCATTCACGGCCGTTGGCTTGAATCTGTGTCTGCACGGAGAACATGCCTGCAAGCACTTGATTGATACCAGTTAGCCATGATGAGAATGGTGCATCGCCTTTAAGGGCATCTCTTAGTTCGAGAGTTTTTTTCTGTGCTTCATCTAGCAGTTTGGTGTACTTCTCGATATTGCTAATGTTTTCTTCTTCAATGGCTTGCATAAGTAACAAGCGAGCACGATCCTCGTTTGAGATCTTGCCCTTGAGTGCTGCCTCAATCTGGATCTTCTGTAGGTCAAAGATTGCTTTAGCCTTAGAGATCTTGAGATTGTCTTTAGTAGATTTAGTCAAAGCGTTAGTTGACTTGAGTTGTGCAGCTGCTGCTTTCGCCGCTGCCGCTCTATCTGCCTTTTGAGTATCCTGTGACGATACAGTCATTGAGATATTGCCTAAGCCCTTGAAGCCACCAACAGGGTTTTTCATGAAGAAGAAGTTTTGAGGGTCAAACAAAGACTTGGTAATGGCAATAGCCTTGCCAGTCTCACGAGTGAAGGCTGCAATGGCGTTAGATACTTTGCCTATGCCTTCGATGACTGGATCAATAGTGCTAGAACCTGAAGCAGTCTTGAGTGCATCGACAAAGCCTTTTCCAATAGTCTCTTTCGCGTTATTAGCGGCAACTTGTAACTTGGCTAGTTCTCCTGCATAAGTGCTTGCAGCAAGTGATGCCTGACCTGCGAACAAAACATTGAGGCGTTGCTGGATCTCCTCAAATGATGAGGAGGTAAGTTCTGCCTTGCTAAGTCCTACACCTAATCGACCGAGTGCTTGATTCTGCCCTAGGTAAGCCTTCTGAAGGCTCTGTGAGACCTGCGTAAGACTCTTGCCTGTACCAGCTGAAATGTCTAGTGCAAGGTTAAGTAATTCCTGAGACTTAGTAACTGACAAAGTGGCACGAAGGAAACGATCCATGGCCGGACGAAGCTCATCATCAAGAACGCCTGTCTGTTGCTCTAGTCGCGAGATGTAGCCATTGACCGTTGCTGCATTGCTACCGTAGGCAAGGCCAAGATTATTAAGAGTCTGGCCTAATGCTCTGGCTGCTTTATCATCTTCTGCAAATGCTTTGACTGCTCGACCAATGCCACGAACACCAAAAGCAACACCTAAAGTTGCAGCAAGTCCTTTAACACTTTTGCTTAATTTTGCAGTGGCTTGATCTGCTTTCTTAAAAGCCTTTGTTCCAACAAACTCAGCGGCTATGTCAATTCTTACATCTGCCGCCATTATCGCACTCTCCGTTTTTCAAACTCGATCTTTGATTTTTGAATGGCTTTAACTACAGCTGCGTTAGCCTTGCCTTGATCTTCTGCCCACGCACGAAAGATTGCACGGCCTTTCAATTTGCGAGAAGCGCGACCTGCTTGACCTGCTGCTCTTGAATAAGCATTAACTATCTGGCCTGTTTCATTCATTGAGTCAATAAACTGTTGACCAGCGTTAGGGTTATTGCTCATGGATTGACCCTTGTTACCAGAACGAGTCATCTTGCCATAATTCTCATGACGAGGATAAACGACCCTAGACATAGGAGCTTGTGGTCTGCCTTGTGGATTAACTCGGCCAGCAGTCTCATAGATAGATCCAGAGACAGAAGCATTGACAATGCGAGCCAATGATCTAAATCCTTTGCGATTAGGCTTTGAAGGTGTTGTCTTATACCCAATGCCACGCTTGGCTTCAGATGATGACCAAACTCGATTAGACCATGCACCCTGTTGATTGCTGTTAGCCCAACCGCTTAAAGGTGCTGTGCTAGGAATAAATCCACGCGCCTTAGTAGTAATTGGCTTGAGGATTCCAGCAATTTCCTTTTGAGTATTCTTAGCCAGATCAGGTGTGAACTTCTTTAAGGCTTTACGGAGTTCAACCGCGCCTTTTAATTCTGTTGGCATCGTTGACCTCCTTCGCTTCATCTTTGAGACCTTGTAACAATGCCTCAAGCATTGTCGGATCTAGCTCTAATAAGTGCTGTGGCGCAATCCCCAACCTAATGCTCAAGCGAGCAATTAGATAGGTGAATGGAAGATCGCGCTTTAAGCTAAAGGGTCAGAGTCCAACACTTCCACGCTGCGAAGCGTGTCAATGAACTCTAGCCCAAACGGCTTAACAGTTTCACCTGACCTGCGTACTATTTCCCACGACAACCAGAAGAGCATTGACTGCATTTCGTCTTCACGAAAAGCACGGTGGAAACCCTTTTTGTGATGTAATTCGAATGAGTACTCCACGCTAGGCGTGATCTCACCGATTAACTCACTTCCATCTGTACGAATTATCTTCAGTCTTGCCATGGTTTGCCCCTTTGTTAGTTGTTTAGAATGTGCCGCTTGTTGCTACTGCGACTGTTGAGTTAGCAGTAAATGTAATCGATTGTACGCCGATGTCACTTGTCGCGCCATTGATGTCGGTGGTGTTGTTAATCAACAGAGAAACGGTATATAGAGGGTTGGTTGCTGAGACTGCTGTTCCCTTTGTCTGTAGGAATACGCATGTCACGGTTGTTCCCCATGCAGCTTGTAGTGTTGCTAGTGTCTTGCCTGCTGCTGTGTCGTTTAGGAAATCGATAGTCACAGTTGATGACTCAAGACCCTTAACAAACTTGTGTGCTGTGTCACCCATTGCTGTGACTTCTAGTTCATCGAATACGCGGTTGATTGTTACTGCTGTTACTAGGTCTGAAAGATCAACAGAGTTAATCTTCACGCCCACATTGTTATTTAGAAATACAGCCATGAGATTATTCCTCTTCTTTCTTTGTAGTTGCTGGCTTTGCTGTTGTTGGTGCTACCTGCCCGATCTTAATCAAGAAGGCTTCGTTTTCTTTTTCCCACTCGGACATATTAACTCCAACTCGTAAGGATATTGACGGACATCTCGCAGCTGAGTAGGTCTCCCGAAGCAGCATTAAGAACGCTAGGTGCGCTGATCGCGCTTACATTATAGGTCAAAGATGAATCTGCGAGCTTTGCAAACACGCTACAAACAGTATCTTCTATGCCGTTAAGATTGCCTTCATTGTCAAACAAAGGCACAGTCATGATGATCTTAAAGTTAGCCATTGGGCTAATAGTTATATGTTGATTATTGTTAGGAGTCAGATAAGGATCATCTGGAGTAACAATAACTGAATTGGCTAGAACTGTGGCCGGAGGGAATGCAAAGACTTGATACTTGCTATCGTCTTGGAGAGCCTCAGCTAGTGTCGTTCTAAGTAGTGTGATGGCAACAGTCATTATCCCACCATCGAGCGAGGGTCTAGTGCGTGTGCGATCAATCCTCGCACCTTAGCGAGAAGCTGTGCGCTCATTCGGTAAGGGCTTGGCTGGAAATCTTGCAAATTAGAACCTGAAAGGGTAGCGGTTCTTGCTTGCCAGATCTCTACAGATATCATTAAAGCTGCTTGCTGGACTGCTGTATCAGTTGTCCAGTCTGTATAAGTTCTTGATGCAACAGAGCCGTAAGGAGCGATGGCATGCTTAGGCTGTGCGGTTGTGTGATTAGTAGCTATAGTAATTGAATAATCGCCAACGGCTGTAATTACTTTGCTGCCGGCGTAGAAAGATCCAGAATTAGAAATCGTTACAGTTTGACCAACATAGAATATTTCTGCCACAGGATCATTAAAGTAAAGAGTTCCTTCGCCCACAATGTTTTCATGAGCTACTGTGAAATAAGTAGGACTCCATAACATAGGAATAAGGATTGCATCTGTGGCATCTGCAACATCTTGAAGGGTCGCGTCTGGATACAAGGTACCGACTCCGAGAGTGCTACGGAGTTCTGCAACTGTTGTGAGCGACATCCTTTATCCTTTCTAAAGACTCTGAGGGGCAGAAGGGCACTGCCCCTCAGAGCGACTTAGTGTGTTACTTATGCAACCTGTACTGCGCGGAATGCTGTTGGGTAGCGATTTACTACTGCAACATATCCGTAGATGCCGATTTCAAGCTGTCCGTTAGCGACAACATTTGCACGGATCTGAAGCGTTCCGCTTTCATGGAATCGCATTGCCATTGTTGGATAAACAAGGCCAACCTTTACGCCTGCTGTTCCGCCTGCGTAGTTAGGATCTACAACAAGGTTAAGTCCTGCGACTGTTCCGTTTGTTGAACCCTGCGTGATCAAGCCGTTAGCATTTTGAGGTGCTGCTGCTGCGTATAGAGGGCGTCCTGTTGTATCAACTTCACCTAGAAGACCAGCAAAATCTACATTGTCGTTTCCGCCTGATGTAGCAACCAATAGGTTATTAGGTGTTTGACGCATTACTCCGAATGAATCTGCGATTGACTTAGCAAGTGCCTTGTAGATTGTTGATGAAGATGAATCTGATGATCCATCTGCTGCAATCTTTGATGCATATGCATCTGTCTTCTGTGCGTAGCTTGCAGCTAATTCACGAAGATATAGATCTAGGAATGAAGGGTCGCTGCGATCTACTAGCTCTAGATCGAGTTTTCCAGCGCCTGCGAACTTAACAACATCATCTTCTTGGAAGGTTACTGTTGTGTCTGTTGATCCGAATTCTGCACCTTCTGCTGTCAAAGCAACCTGTGCCTGTGTTCCCAATTTAGGAGTGAAAATCTTCATTCCGCTTGCTGGGAGTGCAGCGCGCTCGATTGAATCAATAAAAGGACGTGATGAATCAATAATGCCGATTACATCCTTTAGGTATGTTGGTGGAACCATACCTGTATTCTCTGCGACTGTTGCAACCTGTAGAGCTGCCATTAGTTCGCGAGCATCTGCGTCACCGCGTGATGCATTTAGTTGAGCCTTAGCGTATTCACCTGCTGTGATGTTTAGGTTAAGGCGAGGATTTGTGTAGTACATTGCTGTAACTGTAGGGCGAGCAGCTTCTACAGCCGCTGTCTCTACTGGTGCTGCTTCGACTGTAGTGTCTTCCACGACTGTCTCGCTTTCTGTTTGTGGGTTTTCTTCAGCAGGGATGACTTCCTCTGCTGCGATCTCTAATACCTGAGCTGAGGCAAATGCCGGAACAGTTACTAGAGAAACTTCTTTTAGACGAGCTGATGAAACGACTGTGTATCCATCTTTAGATGGTTGAGATGCAAGAATTTCTGCACCAATGCTCAAGCCTGTAACTAGGCCTTCTTGTGCCATAATAAGAGCATCGCTGCCAGCGGTGCTTTTACTCAAACGAAACACTGCGTAAATTCCATCTTTGCGTTCTTCTGCTGAGATCATTTTTCCGATTGGCTTCTGCATGTTATGTTGTGATAACAAACGAATCTTTGATGGATCTGCAATCTGAATAGAGTTAGCAGCAAAGGCATATTCGCCTAAATTAGTGCGCCCAATTTCGCCTGTTCCCATTGGAACGATCTTGCCCGATATCTCGCGGCGTTCTTCTGAGCACTCGATTGATGATGCTTCGATATATAGAGTTTCCATTAGCTGCCATTCCCGTTAGGTGATAGGTCTTCCATTTGCATTGCTTGTTCTGTTGTAATTAAGCCAAGTGCAAGCATCTTTTCTAGCACT